AAATTTTTAGCTATTCTTCATACAAGTACTAGCCGCCAAAGCCTTCCAATTTTCTTGCGATACTTTGGTTAAGTCTGCCAATTTAAGTGCCATACGCAAAGACATCTCACGCAATTTGTCTTTATTGGCATCCATAAATCCTAGAATTTCTTCGCCTTGTTCTGGGCTAAAATCATAATCTTTAAACAATTGGCCTTGACGGAAAATTTGTTTAATACGCAAAAACTTGTCACGCATTGTGTTTAGAGTTAAATCCAAAAAGTGGCAACGACTTTGTAATGCTTCTAAGTGGTCCTGCATTTTCTTAGATTTAAGATTGTCAAACTTTAAGTTAGTAATAAAAATACAACCACCTTTAAAGTCAAACATATCTGGAACACCTTCGCGGCGTAGCATAGCACTATCTGAGTTCCAGTGAATTTTACGCTTCTTTCCAGAGTCTAATGCGGCTTTAAGAATGTTAAGCGCCAATTCGTCTTGGAATACTGAGTCGCAATCGTCAAATACTAAAACGTTGTTAGCATCAGAGTGACGATATAAAGTACAATATAAACCAATTGGAGTCATCGCACCTTTGACTACTTCATACTTAACTTTTTTGCCTGAAATTTTGTCGAACAATCCTGCTTTTTCAAGTTCAAATTCAACACCGTATGACTTACCAACGCCTGGGGGGCCAACTACAATCATAGCACGAACATCACCTGAAATTGTAGCACGGGTCATTTGATGTAAAATTTCAAATCGTTGCTCAATACGGTCCATAACTTCGTCGTCGGACTCGACCACTGGCTTAGTTACGACTGGCGCAACAAAATCGCTAGCAAGCACTGATTCGTTGGTAAATTCTAAATCTTCAATTGAACTTACTTTAATACGAACTACTTCAGGTACATCGGGGCCAAAATAGCCATCTGCTTGAACTGTCACATAGCCTCCTTTGGCTCCAGTTTGATAACCTTTTACTAAGTTAAAAATCATACCGCTTACAGGTTGATTGCGATACGACCCATTTTTAATTAAAATTGTAGACATCTTTTAGCTCCACTTTATTATTAAAATACTATTTTACAGTTAAATTAATTACTTGTCAACTAGGCTTTGTTTGTATAACGAATAATAACTTCTGCGCCTGAAAACATAGCTTTAACAGTTTGCTCAGCTAGGTAAAACGAAGTAGTATTAATTGGCATAGTACCTTCGCTAATTACTTCAGTACTACCTAGCTGATATGCTGAATAAGTTACATTATAAGTTTCGTTCATTTTAACTCCGTTTTGTTACTATAATAATAGTATAGCAAAATGGGAATTAATTGTCAATCAAAATAAAACCCCTAAAAATAGGGGTTTGTAAGTGTGTACTAACTTATTGAGCCCCAAGCCATTGTAGGCTCTTATCTAACCAAGGTAATACCAAATCTCGTTGATGTAAAAATCCTCTGGCTAGCACTGATTTGTCAGCTGATTCTGGGAGTAGTTTAGCTTCAACTAAATCATACCAACGGACGGTTTTAAGGTCTTTAGGCTCTTGATTACTTTTATATACTACAGCATAGATCCAATTATTCACAGGGTCTATTTTAAAAAATCCAGATTTACAGTCCCACCCGGTTACAGCTAGCATGTGAATAAGGCTTACTATAGTATGGTGATAGTAGCAACCATCTTGCTGACTAAAGTCGAAATCTTTATGATGTATATTAGTAGTTTGTTGAATCATTATGGCTAACATAGCACCATCACTAGTAATATTTCTCCATTTTGATAATGTCTTGATTGGGTCCGTGGCATATTGGAAAGCATTGTGACACCACAACACATCAAATTTATCAGTAGGTGGATAGATGTTTGATTCAAAATCTATTTTTTGATAAGTGATATTTGGATATTTTTTAGCAACTTCAAGGTTATCTAAAATATCTATACCTTGACATTGTATATTAAGTGGAGTCGCACGAGTATCATTTGTAGTGCGTGTAGCCCACCACTCTAAATCTTTGCCTACTCCGCATCCGATGTCAGCTAAAGTTTTAATAGACAACATGAAATCTTCGTATTGTCCTAAAGCATTTAGTACTTCTAAACTATGTTGATGTGATTCGTCATTATTTTTAAACATATTATACCTGTATATCTTCCATTCCGGCGGCCCTAAGTCTAACAATGTGCCCTAGCATAAAATTTTTAGATTCCATTGCTTTCATAATACCTAGATACCGATTGCGTAACAATGCTACTTCGTTGATGAGTGTTTCAAAATCAATAACTTCATCTTCGCCGTCGACATATTTTTCTGCGTCGCGGCTAGTTAAAGCACGAGCATATCCTTCAAGATATTTCTGAAAATACTTACGGCGAATTTTTCGTAACTGAATATTAAGATAATTTAACACAGCTTCAATTTCTTGTAATTGGTTGAACCTGTGTTCGGTAATGCCGGGTAGGTTAGTAATGTTTTTTTCAACCATACCACCTACCCGGCATTCCAATTTAGCATTTTCGAGTTCAGTTTCGTAGTGTGCGATAAAATCTGGTATCGCACCTAAGTCAGCTGTTACACGGCTATACCACATTAATAGTCGTCGTCCTCGTCTTCATATTCTTCATCTTCATCTTCATCGGCATCAACATCTTCGTGATCTTTAAGATAACTTGTAAGTGCTCGTTTAACTTCTGATTCAGATTTAAAAATATTTTTAATTTCATCAGCGTCAATGTCATTGTCGATTAAAACTGCTACTAGTGTTTCGGCGGCTTCGTCTTTATCTACTGTGTTTATAAAACGCTTTAGTTCGTTATAAATTTCTCTTGCTAAATCTACTGACATTTTTATTCCTCCGTCGGTGTGTTGTCATCAGTACTTACTATTTCTTGCTGTTTTCCGAAGTCTAACATGATTTTATCGAGACAACCTTCTTCGTTAGATTCCCACTTTTTACGGAATTGTTTAATAACTTCGCCATCACTGCTAACAAATACTAAACTATTTCCTTCTTTTTTAAGTAGTCCGCGTTTTTCAGCTAAGTCTACCATACCGCTATACGGATTCATACCTGTTTCATACGGAATCTTAATTTGCATTCCTTCGAAAGGTTTAGCATAGCGAGTTTTCATAACTTTACAACCAGCACGAATACCCATAACATCACTAATTTTGTTGCCATCCTCATCTTCTTTGAGTTTCATTTTCTTCATAGCTACTACAATAGAGGAAGCATAGATAAAGCCTTGACCGCCAGAGATTTTATCGTCTGGATCAAACATATCTTGTGAAGCGTATGTATGATTTGTACAAACCATCCCTACATTAAAACTACCAAAAAAGTTAACGGAGTTACGAACAAGAGCTGTAAGTGCTTTAGGTTTACGACCCATATCACCTTTCATGTCGCCAGCTTCGAACTGATTAACATCGGTTGGTGTGAGTAACATACCTAATGAATCAACTACAAATAATACCTTTGGACGCTCGCCGTCTGGTAAAGATTTGTAGTCTTGCATAAATGTTGAAATAGTTTTTGCTACATCATCAATCATAGCCATGTTAAGTTTAAGCAATTTGCTTTCGCTTGTATCAACACCAAGATTGTGTAGCCATTTTTCGTCTAGCGCATTTTCTGTATCAATTAATACAACAAAGATACCTTGGTCTTGTGCGTTTTTTACAATGTTTCCAGAACAGATATAAGATTTACCTGCGCCAGATTCGCCGGCAAATACTGTTACTTTGCCTAGCGGAATACCTTTATTAAAATCCCCCGAGATCAAATAGTTCAAAGCAAAATTGCCTGTGCTAATCCAATCTGTAGGGTCATTGAATCCAATTGACATTCCGTCAATTGATTTAGTAATGTCTTTTCTGAACTTACTGAAGTCGTATGGCTTTGCCATTGTTATTCCTTTGAGTTATAGTAGATATAATAACACAAGAGTTGCCTCTTGTGTTATTATTTTGGCTTAATGCTTAGGCTTTTTGACGAGCACGAATCATCGCTAGGATGTCTTGTGCTTTATCGGAAGTTGCCGCAGGAGTGGCTACAGGAGCACTTGCTACAGGAACATCATCTTCGTCATCAAAGTTATTTGCTACAGGTGCCGGTGCTGCTTTGGCTACTGGAGCAGGCGCATCTTCTACTTGAGTTGCTGGAGCACTAGATCCTGCTGGTGCGTTAACACCTGCTGGACGGAAATATTGTCCCCAACGCTCTGTGTCATAACTCTGGCCATCAACCGATGCTTCGAACATTTCTTTGATAACTTTGAGTTCAACATCACCTGGCTTTTTAGGTAGGAATGTTGATAAATCAAATAAACCATACTGTTCAACAGCCGCTTGCTCGGCTTCGGTAAGAGCTGATTCTTTTCGAGACCATTTAGAACCGCTATAGTCAGCAAAGCCACCTTTGGAGCCTTTGCTAATACGGAAGTCTAGACCTTTGAGATAGTCTGTTGGTAGCTCTTCCAATTCTGGA